TAACCGTGCTTCCGATGGAATGCCCATGCTACTGATGGCTTGCCATACCTTGCGTGTATGTACGACAGCCCCCGCGCAACTTGTTGCGGGGCTGGAGTATTGGTCTTCATACCTAGGAGTTGTGGTATACCGCCAGCATACTTACCACTGTACATTTCTTTGGTATGATTGAATGCCTTAGCATTCCAGTGTGACTCAACTGTCCATAGTTTATTTAGTGCTTGCCACTCGCCACGATTCCATGTTGGATAATCAATAGCGATTAGTCCGCGTGTATATATCTTAGCCATGTGTGTAGTCCACACTAAAGGTGGAAAGTCTACACACTTAGGGTCGTGCTTTATATGTTGAACATATGCTTTAAGTGGTATGCCTATCATAGTTGCTGTTGTTAGTAGCACTGTCGTGCATACTGCAGCAAACCTTTTGATTCCATACTGCATGTTAACTCCCTACTATAGTTCGTTCATCTCATCATGCATTCTATCTGGGTCATCTAATACTATACAGTCATTGTCATGTTCTTCGCCACACTCATCACATACTAATCGTTGACCCTCAGTTATCCACCTTGGTTCGGTCATGCTCCACCACCGAGTGAGTCGGATGGTTCTTGCGGNTTGTTAAATGTGGGATCAGATGTTACTTCTACTACTTGAATAGATACTCGTTTAATGAATGACTTGGTACTCGCTACCCATTCATCACCATACTCATCTGTTAATCGTTCCCATGCTGCTTTCTCTACATCACGGGAGTCAGGGCTATAGTCTGTTTCAATAGTGGTGACCATTACAAAATGGTCAGCCATAAACAATACATCTGTCATTACTTTTGGCATTAGTTNTCCTTTCCATACATGTGCTTAGAGTATATATCATTGGCATATCTACGGCTATCAGCCCANGCATTNTCACCATAGAAATACTTGGTGCGAACACCCTTGCCTGTTACCTTGATGAAGGCATCATCTATATCTGCATAGTATACCTTAGCGATAGTGTTGCTGTTGTCTACCATTAATATCCATTCTTTTACTTCGGATACTTTAGGTTTAACTAAGCGTGAGTGCATTACTCTACCTCTACCCATGTGGCTGTTCCGTCTACATATTCTACATTAGTATCACTGTTTAAATTAGGGAAGGTAGGGAATTCATATTCATTCATTGTTCTTTGGATGTTATCTGTTTTAATTCTGTAATTAAAAACTAATGTAACATCCCATGTTTCTATAAGTTGTGGTTCATATGCTTCTGTTCCTGGGCTTGATGTTACTTGTGTGTATGTAGTCATTGTTTCTCCCATGTTCCATTGGGTTCATCTATTGAGTCCCAATTTATAGTAGCATCTTGTTGTTCTGGTGTCATGTTATTCCAGTCAGCGTTACAGTTACACATTAGAATGGTCGCGGACTGTGGTAAGTATAGCAGTATTCATTCTTGCTACGCATACGCCTGCGTAGATTTCTATTCTCGTGCAGTAAAGCACGGTTAGCATAGGCTGTGACTAGCACTAGCACTATACATAAACCTAAGGCTAGTGTGATTGCTATTGTATCTAGTGTTGATATATACATTGTTGTCTCCTGTCTGTAATTAAAGGGTTGTTGGAACTTGTGCTTCGCACGCGATTACGTTTGGCTCCCCCGCAAAAAAAAGGTGAGGTGAGTGACTATTGCTAGCCACCCACCTCGGTATCTTTAGTTAGTTACAACCTCAAAGACTTCCAGTTGTACCTGAGGAGCACGCTTCTCGCTCTCCGCTATCTGACGAGTATCGAACTTAGTCTTAAGCCGACCCTTTAGCGTGATGAGTACAGTTTCCTCGGCACCCTGACGAGCATTGTCTAGAGAGTTAAGGTCTTTAACCACGTCACCGTCAAAGCCTACGATATTAATACCAGCAACATACACGACACGGTCTGCGTCATTGTTACCAAAACGGCTGATATCACGTTGGTTAAGCCAACCTGTTACCATAGTACCGCGTGTTCCTGTGTAGTTACGGATGTTCTTAATTGTACCACTGATTACTACGCTATTTTCTACGTTCATTTCTATCTCCTTTGATTAGTTTATATTTTGTGGAAGGTTGCCCTGCCGTAAGGACAGGGCAACCTGTAACTTATTACTTATCTTACATTGCTTTCTAGTGGACGGTCACACGATTGGCAGTCATTGAATTGCTTAGGTGTGAGTATGTGACACCAGTTACACTCGGTCTCACGTTTGGCTTGGACTTCATCATCTAGTTCCCATAGCGTATCTAACTCTCCGCCGTCAGTGATGAGGTGAATAGGTGGTAGGAACTCGCCGTCTCGTTCCGTCCAGTCGTGACCTGAAGGCATAGGTCGGTTAATCANCCATTGTCTTGGATAGATTTCGTTCCGCTCGTCCACGATTTCGTGGGCGATTGAAGCGTCACGGTATTCTTGGCTAAGTTCCGCTTCTTGGTCAAGCGTCTGAGCGTACTCTATCATAGCCAACTGGATTTCGTATGCGTTAGTGTCGTCTGTCCATACTTGGTTTGGGTTTAGCATTTGCTCTCTCCTTTATCTTTAGTGAACCGCCTAGACGCTCTGCCTAGGCGGTGAACTTACTTTAGTTACTTAGAAGCATAGGTCGCAGGTGCAGTGTGTTCTGCAACCACGTCTACCCATGCCTGGGGAGAAGTGTTGGACATGTGCACCCCAAGGGGTAGCGCAGTCTGGGCAGTCATCTACTACGGTGACTGTGTGGAACTTGCCACCGCATGCTTGGCAAGGTTCTGTTAGCGTTAGTTCCATTTTTTACTCCTTTGTTTGAGAGAATCAACCAATAAAACATAATCAATCTACACCCGCGAGTCATCAACACGCCAGGCTTGGCGTGGTGCCACGTAATCGGATAGATATAGGCTTTGTCGAATAGACAGAGCCTTATCCGATTTGACAAGGGTGTACGATTGATATGCGGGCGTCACATTGAGGCTATGCCCCAGCCCTGTAGAGCGTATTTCTGCTCTACGTTTAGGGCAAGGCATAGGGTGAGCACACGNAGGTGGCAGTGATTTTCTGCCAGCCATTAGCACTGATAGCGATTGACCNGCANGGTCATCAGGTTGTTAGGGCAGATGCCCTAACTGTTTTGTCTGATAGGGATAGTAGATAATTCTACTGTGCCCCAGACAGTTTCTAGTCGTGCTACTAGGCAGGTGTAGACAGTACACAGTCATCTCTCGCAGACTATAGTGCTGTCTCACGACAGTTATTAACTACCTGTTGGGTCTTTAGACCCCAGGTATGTTAATATGCTTGGTCTGTACAGTTTGTATCTCTACCCAAAATTCTTTGGGGGTATAGTTACACTGTTATATAACTGTTTCTATTAAGTAATAAAATAGTTTGCTATAAAGTGTTCGTTCTACCTGTTTGAACGGATTAATATAGATGTAGAGTTTTATTAGTTCAGAAGCCTTTTAGAGTCTTCTTCACTCTGTACAGTAGACAGTACAAACTATCTGTTATGCGGGAGTAGTCTATCTATCGTTAGGGACATATGAGTAAAGCGGGTGGGTTCCAAAAAGGTGGGGAACACTTCGCCGCCAAGGGTGTAGCCACTGCTAAGGCTAAAGTTATTGAGATGGTAAGGGCGGGTAATACCCTCCAAGCCTCCATGGTAGCGGTAGGTAAGAAACCTGACACCGCTCGCATCTGGATGATGAGAGACCCCCACTTCGCCAGTGACCTTGAGGTTGCTAAAGAAGATGGGCAAAAAAAGTCCTTTGACGCCATGGGACTTAAGAAGGAGTCAATCCCCTTCGCTGACTTTAGTAAGATGTTTTTTGACCAGACGGTCTTCCCTCATCAGCAAGACTGGGTAGACTTACTGGAAGGGCGAGAACCTTCATGGCTCCACCCTTCAATGAAGTATGAGCCTGGAGAGTCTAATCGTCTCTTGGTAAACGTGCCTCCTGAGCACGCTAAGTCTACGGTTATCACCATCAACTACTCAACTTACCGCATCGCTCTAGACCCCAATATCAGAATCATTGTGGTATCTAAGACTTTAGTAAAAGCACGCGAGTTTGTTTACGCAATCAAGCAACGACTGTCACATCCACGCTGGCTAAAATTACAGACCGCATATGGTCCCGAAGGCGGCTGGAAACAAGACGCGGATACTTGGCGTACAGATACAGTATACCTCGGTGGCGATGCGCGTAACTCTTCTGAGAAAGACCCAACCATTCAAGCACTGGGTATGGGCGGTCAGATTTACGGCGCACGCGCCGATCTGATTATTCTTGATGACGTTATTACAACTGCTAATGCCCATGANTGGGAAAAGCAGATGGACTGGTTACAAAAAGAAGTTATTACCCGTCTGGGTAAAAACGGTAAACTGCTAGTAGTNGGGACACGAATTGCTGCTAACGACCTTTATAAAGAACTTCGTAATCCTAAGCATTGGTCTGGGGGTAGGACTCCCTTTACTTATATGGGGATGCCTGCTGTCTTGGATTATGCTGAGAAACCTGAANACTGGGTTACACTCTGGAAAGAGTCAGANGTCCCGTGGGATGGGGANGATGACACTCCTCAGGAGAACGGCTACTTCCCCAAGTGGGATGGTAAGACCCTCTTCCGTAGACGAAGTGAAGTTACCCCATCAACATGGGCGCTTGTCTACCAACAAGAAGATATACAAGAAGACTCAATCTTCCCACCCGTACTTGTACAAGGAAGCACCAACGGGGCACGTAAACGAGGTCCACTNCGGGCTGGAGTCGTGGGACACCCACAGCAAGTAGAGACACACACTGTAATCGGATTTGACCCTGCTATGGCAGGGAATGCAGCATTTGTTGTTGTTGCCTATAACAGAGCGGATGGACGTATCTATGTCCTTGACTGTATCAACATGTCTGAACCTACCCCTCAAAAGATTAGGTTACAAATTGAAGAACTGGTTCAAAAGTATAAACCTCAAGAACTACGCGTGGAAATTAACGCGCACCAAAAAGCGTACTCTCTTGACGACGAGTTGCGAAACTGGCTCGCTGGTTACGGCGTACGGCTTGACGCTCACTTTACTGGCAAGAACAAATGGGACACAACATTCGGTGTGGCATCAATGTCCACGCTGTTTGGAACGATACGCGATGGAGAGTTCCAGAAAAACAATATCCTAGAGATACCTTCCTCTGAAGGCTCTGAAGGAATTAAAGCATTAACTCAGCAACTATTAACTTGGAAGCCTGAGACTAAAGGTAAGACAGATACAGTTATGGCTTT